TTTTGATTGAGGAAAAGAAGAAAGAAAAGATTAGAGCTATTCGTCAGAAAGAAAAGATTGATATTGCAAAAGCTCAAATTGATGAGCAAAAACGCTTTGAGGATATGGAGACTCAATTTGCTCAAATGCAAGCTACTGCTAGATTTGAGAATATTGAAAAGACTCGCGGCCTTGAGTTAGACAAAGAAGATTTGCAACTTAAAAATGAGATGATTTATGCTTCTGAAAAAGAATTGAAGCTTGCTCAAATCACTTTGAAATATCAAAGAGAAAGAGCTAAACCATTTGCTGATATTGACCAAATTAAACAACAAGAAGCTCTTGAGAAATTTAATCTTGAGATTGAAGAGTCAATGCAAAAAACAAAGCAAGTGTTTGATAGCGTATGGGGCAACATGTCTTCTGCTATTGATAACTTTGTAAAGACTGGCAAGCTTTCATTTAAAAGCCTTGCTCGAAGCATTATTCAAGATTTGATTGCCATTCAAATGAAAGCGCAAGCTGTTGCAATGTTAAATATGGCATTTAGATTTTTTACTGGTGGCGCTCCAACGCCATATCAACCAGCAGCAGTTTTGGGTATGCCGGGTTATGCTGATGGTGGAAGTCCTGCGGTTAATCAGCCAAGTATTGTTGGAGAAAATGGTCCGGAAATATTTATTCCAAAAACAGCCGGGACAATTGTTCCTAATAACAAAATGGGCGAAATTGGTGGCGTTACAAATGTCACAAATAATTACATCAACGCTATTGACACCAAATCGTTTGAAGAACGCTTACTTGGCAGTTCTAATGCTATTTGGGCTGCAAATCAATATGCTAACAAATCTCTAGCAGTTAACAGGGGCCGAGCATGAGCTTTCAAACCATCTTTGAAATTCAGCAATCCATGACGGTGAACAATCGCCGTACTGTTGGTCAACAGGTAGCTAGGTCTGGCTACATCACTGTGGCTCAATATCTGACTGCTGTGCCTTGGGTGTTTACCATCCAGCCGCATGAATATCTGTACTACCCACAGGTTCGTAGTGTCATTCAGGCTATCGATAACAAAGACCGTCAGTTGCCTGAAACTATTACATTTAACAGTTCCAATCTTTCTTGGTTTACCAAGATGCAAGGAACAGCTACAGCAGCTACTTTGAATGGCACTCCTACGCCAAACACCCAGACGCTTAACTTGACCTCTAATGGCACATTTAAGGCTGGTGACTTTATTATGATTGGTGGCTATACCTACAAGATTACAGCCGATTCTGCTGGCTCTACTGTAGGCATTCACCGTCCATTGATTGGCACGCCAACTTCGGGGACAACTGTTTATCTTGGCAACGCCTGTACTTTTACTGTTGTCGCAGAATCTTGTCCAACATATACTCTTAATCCAATGACGGATGGAGCTTATGTCCAATGGGACAATCCATTTGTTTTCCGGGAATACATAACATGACAACTATCTATGCGGTTAATGGCCCTCAAATTATCCACGCAGAATTCGTCAGGCTTACTGTCGGAACTGCTCAGACTGTCTATACATTTTGCAATGCTGCTGCACCTGTTACGGTTAACGGTATTACATTCACAAATTTGGGCGCTTTGTTATCTGTGGGTGATGTGCAGCGCGACATTAAGGCGACTTCTGACGATATGACAATTGCCTTGACAGGCATAGACCCAACTAATGTCAGCATCATTTTGAGCAATGAAATTAAAGGCTCACTTGTAGAGGTTTGGCGAGGCTTTCTTGACTCAAACAATCAAATCCTTACCTCACCTACTACTCAGTTCTTTAAGCGTTACCAAGGCATTATTAACAGCGTTTCTATTAACGAAGACTTTAATAGTCAAGCCAGAACAAGGGTTGCAACTTGTTCTATTTCTTGTTCATCAATGCGTAGAGTTTTGGAAAACCGTTTGTCTGGCGTTAAGACCAATCAAAAAAGCTGGCAATCGTTTTATGCCGGTGATACATCAATGAACCGTGTGACTGAAGTTGCCAATACTTATTTTGATTTTGGCGCTCCTCCAAAGACTCAAACGCAAGCCAGCGAAACAACTGTTACTCAAAATACAAACTCAGATACAAGTTATCAAGTATTTTAAAAATGATAAGACTAGCAACAAGATACGACATTCCAAGATTGCTTGAGATTGTGGAAGCCTATGCTTTTGAAAATCCAATCAAGATACTTGGTAAACAAGAAAACCATGACCCAGCTTATGTTGAACAATTACTGTTTGGCATCATTATGGGGAAAGGTTTTATTTATATTGACAAAGGTTTGAGAGGAGCCATCATTGCTGTAAAGCAACAAAATGTTTGGTGTCCTAAAGTCAAAGAATTGCATGAGTTGCTGTGGTGGGTTGAGCCTGAATACCGCAGCGGCACATTAGGTGGAAGATTGTGGAAAGCATTTGACCGTACAGGAACAGAGATGCTTGAGCGTGGCGATGTTAATTTGATAGTAAGTTCAATCTCCTCTAAAGGACCTTGGATTGATTACACTAAGCGTGACTATGAAGCCGTAAGTGCAAGTTTTGTGAAGGAATAAAAATGGTTGGGTCAATGATTGTTGCGTATCTTGCTGAGACTACTGTCGCAGCATTTACGGCTCTTCAAACTGCTGCGGCCTTTGCTGTTAACTTTGCTGTTTCGCAAATTGTTACTCGAGTATTTGCAGATAACCCAGAAAAGCAACAAGACATGGGTGTGCGCCAGCAAGTGCCTCCTAGTGCTGTCAATGCCATTCCTATTGTTTATGGCGATGCTTATATGGGTGGCACTTTTGTTGATGCGGTGTTAACAACCAATCAACGAAAAATGTACTATGTGCTGGCTATTTCTAGCATTAGCCCTAATGGTCAATTTACATTCGACCAAACAGATATGTACTATGGTGACCAGAAGATTGTTTTTGATGGCACTGAACCCGGCAAAGTTGCAAAACTAACTGATGAAGCAACTCCAACGCCTAATGAAAACACAAAGATTGCTGGCAACTTATATATCTATTTGTTTACATCTAGCCAGTCTGGCGTAATTACTGCAATTAATAGCAGTGGCTCTTTGCCAAGCACCATCATGGGTGGCTCAGACATTCAAGCTTCACAACGCTGGCCTTCCTCTGGTCGCCAAATGAATGGCACAGCATTTGCTATTGTTGTTTTGAATTACAACCGTGAAGCTGATACAACTTCTTTGCAGCCAATTACATTTAAAGTAAAACATGCTTTGAATGGTACAGGAGTAGCAAAGCCCGGTGATGTTTGGTATGACTACATTACAAATCCCGTCTATGGCGGCGCAGTAGATACTGATTTTGTTGACTCCACTTGCGTGTCAACATTAAATACATACAGTGATGCAACCATTACATTTACTGATTACAACGGCAACCCTGCTACACAAGCCCGTTACAGAATTAACGGCGTATTAGACGCTGGTCAATCTGTTCTTAGCAACATTGACAGAATCATGTCTGCCTGTGATTCTTGGATGGCATACGATGCCGCACTTGGCAAATGGTCTGTTGTTGTTAATAAGGCTGAAACTACTGCTTATGCCTTTAACGATAACAATATCATTGGTGAAATTCGTGTCAGCGCAACAGACATTACTTCATCAATTAATCAAGTTGAAGCTAGGTTCCCATTTAAATCTAATCGCGACCAAGCTGCTTTTGTTAATCTTCAAACGCCAACTAATCTTTTATATCCCAATGAGCCTGTCAACAAATACTCAATTACTTATGACTTGGTGAATGATTCTGTACAGGCTAACTATCTTGCTAATCGTTTGCTTGAGCAAGCGCGTGAGGATTTGATTGTCAGCTTCAGTACAACTTACTATGGCATTCAAGTTAATGCTGGTGATGTTGTATCGGTCACTAACTCTGATTACGGATGGACTAATAAGCTGTTTCGTGTAATGAAAGTTAATGAGGCTTCATTGCCTGATGGCACGCTTGGCGCAAAACTTGAGTTAAATGAATACAGTGCTGCTGTATATGACAATCAAGACATTACGCAATATTCTCCTGTGCCTAATAGCGGGTTGGTTTCCCCCACTTATTTCTCAGCACTTGCCGCGCCTACCGTGACAGGCTATCCAACTGCGACCATCCCAAACTTTAGCGTTCAAGTTTATGTGCCTGTAACTGGTCGCGTGACATTTGGCAATTTGTTTTTCACAACAAGTGCTACGCCGTCTTCTGGTGATTGGCAATTGTTAACAACGGCTTCTACGACAAACAGTCAGCCAGTTACAAACAACACTTATTACACATTCACCAATTTAACGCTTAACACTGGCACATATTATTTTGCATATCTTGTTGGCAACGACATAAGTCAATCAACTCTTAGTGCTAGTAGTTCTGCTTTTGTTTGGGCGCCTGTTGCCGGTCAAGGCCCGACAGGTCCAACAGGTGCAGGAACTACAGGGCCAACTGGGCCAACTGGGATTACTGGTCCTACAGGCACAGGAACAACCGGCCCTACAGGTCAGGCTGGTTTGCAAGTGGCTAGACCCGCTGTTTATCAATGGGGGTTGTCAACACCAAGCATTTCTGGCTCATCAACTTACACATGGGCTACAGGGTCTTACACAGCGCCAAGCGGATGGTCAACAACCATTACTGCTGCCCCAAGTGCAGGATTTATTCTTTATACAGCCACAGTAACTGTGACTGATGTTGCTACGGCAACAAGTACGGCATTCAGTTGGACAACAGCAAGCATTATTGTTTCGGGGTATGCCGGTACAAATGGCGCTACAGGCCCAACAGGTGGCACGGGAGCAACAGGACCTACAGGCGGTTCTGGCGCTTCATCTCGAATCATGTATGCGCGTATTGCAAGCAACCCAACGCCCGTATCAGGCACGGTAACTGTATCTGGAGATAACCGACCATCAGGCGCACAAGGTAGCGCGGTTTGGGGTTCTGCATTTAATGTTACTTGGTATGCAAACGACCCAGACCCATCAAGCAATAATTCTTTGTACCAAGCCGATGGCATCTACAACGGAACAAATACATCTTGGTCAACACCATATATTTCAGCATTGAAAGTTGGTGCGCTATCGGCTGTTTCAACTAACACAGGTAGCCTAACTGTTAGCGGAACTATTCAGTCTAATACTGCCGCAATTAGTGGCACAACCATGACTGGTTCTGGCGGTGTGTTGTATGCCGATGGCAGATTTGCTTTTGGTAATAGCACAACCAATATTGCATTCAACGGTTCACAAATGACCTTGAACGGTAATGTTGTAGCAACCTCAAACATTGGCGCTGGCGCTGTTACAAACGCAAATAGTGCCTACACAGGAAACGGAATTAATATTTCAAAAGATGCGCTTGTTGATACAACCTTACAACAAGTTACTTTAACTTGTACTGGTGAACGGGTGTTTATTTCATCTACAGGGCGTATTGAATTAGGTTACAACACAGTGGATAACACTTATGAAGATATTGTGTGCGTTTTATATTACGACTCTACACCACTTGATTACGCATGGAATTCAATGATATTTTCATACAGCGGAATTCCTCCAGCAGGGTCTCACACTTTTTCTGTAAGGGCGCATTCCGCAACTACTTACTCAAGTGGTTCGGCTGGTATTGCGTCTAGCCGTTCAATGTTTGTATTGGAAACCAAACGATGAAATACACTATCTACAACATTCTTACTGGAGAAATTACAAGAATTGTTATTTGTAATAATCCAGAAGAACAACTTAATGATGATGAATCTTATCTTGAAGGCGAATTTTCAGATATTAATTACATCGTTTGTAATGGCGAAGCAGTTATTAAACCAACGCCAGCATTTGATGCTGATGCGGCGGCTCTTAAAATTCGTATTAAGCGAAATAAATTATTACTTGCAAGCGATTTTACCCAACTGCCCGACAGTAAAGTAGATAAATATGCTTGGGCCATTTATAGGGATGATTTAAGAAATATTACTGCTCAATCGACATTCCCTGAAAATGTCGTTTGGCCTGTTGCCCCAGCTTAAATTACTTGCTAGAATAGATAAAACAAGACACCATTGGCCCGCAAGTGTGCGGTTGTTCGACCTGAGTACAGGGAACTGTCATGGCGATATTTAATAAGAATACCCTAGCGCAAGTTAGCGGATTCGATAACCCGATTCTGGCGGGTGAGTTGGTCTGGAACCAACAAACATTCTGGAACCTTACATTTGAAACGCCTTCAGGCCAAGACATCAATTTGTCAGGCGTAACCATTGAGGCCCTGATTACACGCCGTCAATTGTCAAACATTGTTGACACACGCAACGGCTTGACTTTCGACATCTCTAATTACACCCCCACGCCTCCTGCCATTCCTTTGACAGTGACCAATGTGGATGCAACTAATGGTAGTTGCACCTTGGTTATTGACGCATCGGCATGGGGCTTGATGGCATCTGACCCCGAATTAAAGATTGATGCAAATGACCCAGTAGGCTATTCTGGTCGCGTCAAGGTAAGCTTCCCTGCGGTTGGTACAACGCCAGCGGACGATGTAATTATTTTCCTTTTGTTCCTTGTTCGTTCTGATGGAGTTATCGTTTTATGACATCCGTATCCGTAAATACAGGTAGCAACATCATTCTCAAGGTTGACCGTGGTGTTGCTGGACCAACTGGCCCTGCTGGTGCGGCTGGCCCTACCGGCCCTACTGGCGCAGAAGGCCAAGGAATTGCCATCACTGGCACTGCTGCAACCCCTCAAGATTTGCCGCCAACAGGCAACCCCGGTGATGCCATTCTTGTCACCTCTACAAATACACTTTATGTCTGGAGTGCCACATAATGCCATGGATTGAATCAGGCCCAATAGTTGGCCCAACAGGACCCACAGGAACCGCCGGTGCTGCTGGCGCTAACGGCCCAACAGGCCCCACAGGCTATAACGGTGCAAACGGCCCTACAGGCCCTACAGGACCCGCAAATGGACCAACTGGACCTACAGGTGCGGAAGGCCCAACTGGCCCCACTGGCGCTGCTTCTACGGTTGCTGGACCTACAGGTGCTTCAGGCCCAACAGGTGACACTGGCCCAACTGGTGCGCAAGGCAATGCAGGACCTACTGGTACTGAAGGTGCTGCTGGACCAACTGGCCCCCAAGGTGTACAAGGCATTCAGGGCGTTCAAGGTATAGCCGGTCCAACTGGTGCGCAGGGCGCTCAAGGTAACGCTGGTCCTACTGGCTCTACAGGCGCAACTGGTAATACAGGTTCTGCTGGCCCCACAGGCCCCACAGGCGCAGCTTCCACCGTGGCTGGTCCAACTGGCGCTACCGGTCCCACAGGCGCTGGTGCGCAAGGCCCAACTGGTCCCACAGGCTCTCAAGGTGCAGTAGGCCCCACAGGCGCTCAAGGCGTTGCTGGCCCTACAGGCTCCACAGGCAATACTGGCCCTACAGGCACGCAAGGTGAGGTTGGCCCAACTGGCCCTCAAGGTATTCAAGGTATTCAAGGCATTCAGGGCGAAATTGGCGCAACCGGTCCTACCGGCGCACAAGGTCAACAAGGTAATTCTATTACTGGTCCTACTGGCCCCACAGGTGCTGCTTCTACTGTTGCTGGTCCTACCGGTGCGGTTGGCCCAACTGGTGCGCAGGGTACACAAGGAACACAAGGTGTAGCCGGTCCGACAGGTCCACAAGGCGTTGAAGGCCCTATTGGTAATTCTGGCCCTACTGGTCCAACAGGTGCAGCTTCTACTGTTGCTGGACCTACAGGCCCAACTGGTGCTGGCGCAACTGGCCCAACTGGCCCTACAGGAACTGCTGGTCAAGATGGCGACCGCTATAAAACGACTAGCACCACAACTAATGTTGTTGGCAACGGCAATAAGACATTTATTGTTGGAACAGGCTTGTCTTACAGTGAAGCGCAAAACATTATTGTTAGTTATAACGGCGATACTGTCACGCACATGCACGGCCCTGTTATTTCGTATAACAGTACTAATGGCGATTTGTTGGTTGATATTACAAGCCACACAGGTACAGGCACATTTGCTGATTGGACAATTAACCTTGATGGTGCGCAAGGTGTTGCTGGTCCAACAGGTGCTACAGGTCCTACGGGCGCGGCTTCTACTGTCGCTGGTCCTACAGGTGCAGTTGGTCCGACAGGTCCTACTGGCGCACAAGGCGCTGTTGGCGATACTGGTCCTACAGGCCCACAGGGCATTCAAGGTATCCAAGGCGTTCAAGGCGATACAGGTTTAACTGGACCAACTGGCGCACAGGGTGTGCAAGGTAATACTGGCCCTACCGGTGCTGTTGGTCCTACTGGTGCGCAAGGTGCAACTGGTTTGACAGGCGCAACTGGTCCTACAGGCGCACAGGGTATTCAAGGCGATGTTGGCCCAACAGGTCCACAAGGCATTCAAGGCAATCAGGGTATCCAAGGTAATGTTGGACCTACAGGCGCACAAGGCGATGTAGGACCTACAGGCCCACAAGGTACACAAGGTATTCAAGGCAATACTGGACCGACAGGCCCAACAGGCGCACAAGGTATTCAGGGTGTTGTAGGACCTACTGGCGCTACTGGTGACACGGGCGCGGTTGGCCCAACAGGTGCGCAAGGTATTCAAGGCGTGGTTGGACCAACAGGACCTACAGGTTCACAAGGTGCTACTGGCGATACAGGACCTACTGGACCTACTGGCGCAGCGTCTACTGTTGAAGGACCTACTGGCCCGCAAGGCGTTCAGGGTATCCAAGGCGTGCAAGGTATTGCAGGACCTACAGGCCCAACAGGTTCTACTGGCGCTACAGGTCAATCTATTACTGGTCCAACTGGTCCGACAGGTGGCGTAGGTTATGCGTTCACAGCGCAGACCGTTTCGTTTACTGGTGACGGCACTACAGTTGCATTCACGATTGATGCTGGCTTTGGTTCTGTTAACAACTTGTTTGTTTTCTTGAACGGCGTTGCACAGAAGCCTACAACTGATTACACCGTAAGCGGCACAACACTTACCTTTGTAACTGCCCCTGCTTCTGGTCAATCAATTGTTGTTCGTGAATTGAACGGCGATGGACAGACAGGCCCAACAGGTCCTAACGGTCAAGTTGGACCAACAGGTGCTAATGGTGCGGGTGGTCCTACTGGTCCAACTGGAGCGGCTTCTACCGTTGCTGGTCCTACTGGTCCGACAGGTTCTACTGGTAGCACGGGCGCGGGTGGTCCTACAGGTCCTACTGGCCCTGCCGGAACTGGTTCAGTATTTAGCGCCGTTACGCAAACCTTTACAGGTAACGGTTCTACAACTGCTTACACAATCAATTCAGGTTACACAACTGATTCTGTTATTGTGTTTGTTAACGGCGTAGGCATGACACCAACAGCAGATTATTCTGTTAGTGGTACAACGCTTACATTTGTTGTTGCACCGCCTAACGGTCAAACAATCGTTGTTCGTGAATTTAAATAATGGGAAATGACATGGCGCATTTTGCTGAACTAGGATTGAATAACACGGTACTTAGGGTGATTGTTGTTCACAACAACGATTGCCTTGATTCCAATGGTCAAGAATCAGAAGCGGTTGGCGCTGAGTTCTGCCGCAACTTGCTTGGCGGCACATGGGTTCAAACAAGTTACAACGCAAGCATTCGTAAAAATTATGCTGGCATTGACTTTACTTATGATGCAACACGCGATGCGTTTATTCCACCCAAGCCATTTGAATCTTGGGTTTTGGATGAAGCAACTTGCCAATGGAATGCGCCGACACCAATGCCTGTTGACGATAAAAGATATATTTGGGATGAAGCAACAGTTTCGTGGATTGAATTTACATTGCCATGACAACACCATTTAACTTATCCGTTTTTGCAAACTTGTTAAACGCTAGTGGGCAAGCAAGCCCATCAGCGTTTAGCGACCAAGGCAATACTTCTACAGGCGGTTTAGGCTTGCCTATTGGAACAACTGCGCAAAGGCCAGCAAGCCCTGCAAATGGATATACCCGAATTAACTCAACAACTAATGTTATTGAGACATATTATTCTGGTACTTGGAATACTGTTTATACATTTACTCCTGCTGGTCCTACTGTAGATTTCTTGCTTGTTGCTGGGGGTGGGTCTGGTGCATATCCATATTATGCTGGTGGTGGTGGTGGTGGTGGTGGATTTAGAACTTCTGCGGGTACTTCTGGGCAAAATTCTCCAGCAGAATCTCCAATAGTGATTACATCAGGTGTAACTTATACAATTACTGTAGGTGCAGGAGGAACTAGCACTTCAAGTTCATCTTCAAGCGGTGTAAATTCTTCTATTGCTGGCGCTGGGTTAACTACTTTAACTTCTGTTGGAGGTGGTAGGGGCGGTTCTACTAATAGTTCTGGAGCAAATCCTCCTCAAGTGGGAGGAAGTGGTGGCGGCGCTTGTTATGAGTTTTCTACAGCCATTGCTGGAACTGTCAATCAAGGATATGAAGGTGGAATTGCCCCAAATAGTGGCGCTTATCATGGCGGCGGCGGTGGTGGTGCTGGGGCAGTAGGAGGCAGTTATCTTGGAACTTCTTCATCTGGTCAAGCGGGTAATGGTGGGAATGGATTGACATCTACAATCTCTGGTGCAAGCGTTGGTTATTCTGGTGGAGGCGGTGGTGGCGTTGAAAATTCTCCAGCTACTGTAGGCAATGGCGCTACATCTTTTGGTGGTGGTAATGGGGGTTGTGGGAGAAGTACTTATTTGCGAGTTCCAGTTGCTGGCACAGCCAATACAGGAGGAGGTGGTGGTGGAACTGGATATGGTGGTTCAGGGGCAAATGGCGGTTCAGGCGTTGTAATTCTTAGATACGCCGACACATACCCTGCCGCAACAAGCACAACAGGTTCACCAACAATCACAGTTACTGGCGGCTATAGAATTTACAAGTTCACCGCATCAGGTTCAATTACTTTTTAATACAAGACAAAATGGCATCAAATCTAAATTCAGAATTCAATTACCGTTACCAAGTTATTGGTAGCACGCCTTGGGAAAAGTTAAAAACGCTTCAGGGTTTTTTGGTTGGTAGAAAACGCGCCGCCGTACTTGAAGAAGTTGCCGCGCTTAAATATCAAGCCAAACTAGAAGAACTAAAGCACCTGAAAGAAGTTCCGGCTTTACCCCACATCATTCTGAATTTGCAAGCCGAAATCATTGAACTTGAATCACACCTTGATGACCAACGCCATGCGTTTGAATTAAACCGCAAGGAAATTCAAATCCTAGAAAAGTTGATGACCGAGTTGTACATTGAAGTAGAACCAACACGGCTTAAACATGAAGATGGCACACCGTACACCGATGATGAAATGTTTGAAGCAAATGCAAACTACGAATTCACGGTGACAATTGGTCGCGAAATTCAGGCAGAAATTATTGCGCTTGGCAGACCTAGCCCTGCTAAACTTCTGAACGCAATGAGCAATCCACAAACATTGGAATCACTTAAACTGGTTGGGCTTGTTCCTAAGGAAACAATGTTGCTAACAGAAAAAGATGTTCTGCAAATTAAATAAGGCCGGAAATGACAATCCCATTTAACCTATCTAAGTTTGCTGATTACTTAAACGCTAGTGGAAATGCAAATCCATTGGTGGCAAGTGACCAAACAAACACTTCGACTGGAAGTTTGGGTTTGCCTTATGGCACAACAGCACAACGCCCTGCAAGCCCTGCGGCGGGTTATACGCGCATCAATACAACAACAGGTGTAGTAGAGGTTTACTACAACAATGCGTGGAATACTGTTTATACATTTCCTGTTCCTGTTACTGGAACTACAAAAGCCATTGTTGCTTATGGCACTCCATCTTCAAGTACAGTATCTTCATTAAGTAACCTTATTTCTAGTTCTGGCGTAGTAGCGACTGACACAACTGGCGTTGGTACTGCCCGAGTAAGACTTGCCGGTTGTGGTTATAGTACTGATAAGGCAATTTTTGCTTATGGAAGTATTAACACCGCTGGTAGTTCTGTGGTTACAACATCTAATCTTGTATCTAACACAGGTGTTATTTCCACAGATACAACTGGTGTAGGAACTGCCCGAAGCAATGTAGCGGCGGCTAGATATGGAACTGATACTGGTATTTTTGGTTATGGTTACAACGGGTCTGCACAAACATCAGTTACAAATAAAGTTGCTAATACAGGCGTTGTTGCTACAGACACAACTGGCGTTGGCACAGCAAGAGAAACTTTAGCATCATGTGGTTATGGAACTGACAAAGCCATTTTTGGTTATGGTTATACAAGTTCTGTTACTGCTATAACAAATCTAGTTTCTAATACTGGAACTGTGGCAACTGA